TTCTGCAAATTATCCGCCTAGGTTTGAATCTTGTACCGAATGAGGGACCCCATCCTAAGACTAAAATGTTTGAGGCTGGGGAGATGAATCCTTGTTCTGGGATCGAGGTTATTGGTCATACTACAGATTTACCACGGTATCGTTCGAGAGTTCGTAAGTCGTTGATAAGCGACAAGATCACAGAACACTGTGGGCAACCCTGTATTTGGAAGGCGCCTTATATGAAAGAGCCATGGGTTCATCATAACAAGAACTTGAAGAGGATCGCAAAAGGTGCGTTTGAAGTGCCTCCTGATTCTTTGAGATGGGCGAGAGATGATTATTGGAATCAAATTTTGCCACCTTTATTGGAGCATATTGAGAAGCACCCCGATTTGTGTCGAGAGCTTACCCTGGATGAGGTGATTAATGGTGTTCCAGGTTCACGGTACATGAAAAGGTTTGATATGAGTACTTCAGCTGGGATTCCTAATGGTAGCAAACTTGATAGTGGATTATTTGTCGAGATTGCTCCATATGAGGATGGACGGAAACGATATAAGTTGTCGAGTGAAGCTCAGAATTATTTTGATGATATGCTCGCAGCTTTTGATCGTGGCGAACGTGTGGGAGTGTATGTGCGAACGTGCCTTAAAGACGAGGTAGTGGAAGAAGATTCTGAAAAGGTTAGAATCTTTTATATACTTGAATGTCTGTTTGGTTTGGCTTGTCGTATGTATTATTTGCCAATCGCTGAGTTCATTTCTCGGAATCCACTTGAGAGTGAATGCATGGTAGGGCTTAATTGTGCTGGACCAGAGTGGGAAGCTCTTGTCTCTCACATTACCAAATTAGCTACTGACGCACAGCTAAACGATTGGGATTTTAGCGGTTATGATTTATGCCGCCCTATGGACGTTATGTGCACCTCCTTGAATCTTTATGAATCTGTTGGAGAGCGAATGCGGTATAAACCGCAATCTCTTCAACGCATGCATGCTATTGGAGAGGAACTTAGAAATCCTTTGGTCAATTGGAATGGAACTATCATGTTTTTGTTCTTGTGGTGTTCTGGGAACAGTATGACTGTTTATGGAAATAGCACGGAGAATTCTCTTCATCAGAGAATTTCATTTCATTGGAATGGCACTCAAATGCTTGGTGATAAATTCTACGAACTTGGTACGTATCAAGAGAATGAACACACCGGGACTTATGGAGATGACGGCCATGCTGGATCTAAACCGGAAGTGCGTGAATTGACCCAATTTTCTACAAGGAAGAAGTATTTTGATTTTATTGGAATGGGATTTACGAATGCACGCAAGGATGGATCTGACGCAGAGACAATAGAAGCTGAACTTGTGGATTTTTTGAAACGTAAGAGTGTTTACCACGCAGAACTTGGAATTCGCGTAGGTGCTCTCGACGTTAAATC